AATCAGATTCAATGGCATAGGCCACACCATCACCAATTGCATCAGCTAAGGTTTCACGATCATTTACAAAATCAAGATAATTCATTTTCATACCACTTTTTTAAATTGTTGTTTAAGGGTTTCTTCTGATTGTTTTATTCTCTCACTAGCTATATTGAAATATTCTTCATCCAGTTCAATGCCAATNAAGTTGCGCCCAGTNTTGACNCAAGCCACNCCAGTTGANCCTGAACCCATNGTGAAATCCAAAATTGTTTGATTCTCGTTTGTATAGGTTTTGATTAAGTATTCCATAAGAGCCACTGGCTTTTGGGTTGGGTGTAAACCTGTTTGCCTATTTATTTTTTGAATACTTCTTGGGTATCTTGTACCTTTGTTTTTGGTTTGGATTTTTTTTACTTTACCTGTGACATCCCCACTGTCACCTTTGCCACTCAAATAAGGATTGCCAGCGGTCATTTGCGGATTATAAGTTGGTTGCTTTAAGCTAAAAACTATAACATCTTCATGGACTTTCATGGGCTGCTTTTTTGAAAGCATAAAATTTACACCTTGCTCTTTTTCCCAAATCCACTGACATGAAAACATTTTATAATTTGAACTGATTAATTTAGTTGTAAACGGTTGGCTTGCAGTCATTACTATTGCGCCATTAGGTTTAATAATTCTTTTTAACTGATTCCACATTGGTTCTAGTGGGATAATTGAGTCCCATTTGCAAGCGGTTGTACCATATGGCGGATCAGTCAAAACCATATCAACTGAACCATCTGGAATTTCTTTCATACGTTCAAGACAGTCACCTTGCATTAGATTAATCATAGATCTTCCCCGGGCGCGAATCATTTACAAGCTTTGGGTTCCTGCTCAGATAGTCAGTCAGCCAAGGGCCGCCATCAATCCCGACAGTTGAACACTCAGATGACTTGATACCTTTACGCTTTAGCCAATGCCTATCGCGGCGGTTCAATGTCATGTTTCCTTTCTGGTTTAGTTTTGTTTTCTTCATTAAAATGGTGATCCTAAAAAGATGCGGTCATAAATTTCTGCTTCTGGTTCAAGGTATCGTTCTGAATAGGTTTCTGAATCAGGCTTGATTCCATCAACGAAATCTTCAAAGGCAATGCAAGCAAAGCCATTGGCACAGATCTTTACCTTGGGACAGTTGAGAATTTCACATGGGGATTTTGTATCACCCGCGATTTCAATAAGTCGTTCGGGGGTGACGATGGCGCTCACTTTTTATTATTCCTTTTAATATGCTTTAGCTTGTTGGCTCTGAAAAACAAATCAAGGGCTTGCCTTGCATCCCTGATTTCAACAGGTGGCAAATCACCTATGGAAATTTTATTCTTGATTAGAATTTCTACAATGTCCATGCGCCTCTCATACAGTTCATTTGTTGCTATGTCCCAATATTTAAGATCAATTTTGCTGGCAATGCAGAGAGCGTTTAAAAATTCAATATCACGGCCAAAGGTTTTGTATAAATCTTTCAGGTCAATCATGTCTCACCTACAATGTCGCGTTCAAGCATTAGGTTGAATATGTTCAATCTTTGCTCATACATTTTAATTGTTGCAAGATCACGATCACCACGGTTGATGAACTTGGCTTTGTACAGATCATTAACGCGATCAATTGCATCACCTAGATCATCATGCAGCTTAATCAATTGCTTGTCGTATTTACTCAAATCATCATTCATTTTAAATTCCCACAATTAAGTTTTGAAAGAGTAATACAAAAGCATAAGCGGCGCAAATAATAGCGGCCAATTGTATAATATCGTCTGTGTCCATTATATGCGGCCATCCATAATAGCGGTGAAAATAATCAAGGTTGGTATTGCCACCAAGAAAAAGCAAAAAAGTTCTTCGTCATAATCCATTATAAGGAACCCAAAAATTGATCAAGGCCCCAAACATAAACACCAATCACAATAATGGCGATAATGATTGCAAATATATTTTCTGCTTTGGCTGACATTCTTTGTTTCATGTAATTTGATCCTGTTGTTTGGTTGATGTTTTAACAATAGACCAAATTTTAAATGCTGCTTTGATTTGTGATTTTATTACAATTCATCCTTGTCACTATCTTTGCTTTCATATTGTTCTGGTTCTTCTTCTTCCTTACCTTTTGACCAGTCTATATTGTCAAAGTTATCATTGAATGAAACTTCCTCAGCGGTCTTTCTACGCTTTGAGCCTTTGCCGTTTTGTGCTGTGTTAGCCATTGTCTTTTACCTTCATCAGTTCAATCATTTTGTTCATATACCAAACAGCCTTTTGTGCGTCTTGTATAGGGTTCTGTTTATTATGTAAACGGCTCCCAGTATACTTAATAACATTACCGTGACAGTAATGAATAGCACCTTCAACACCAAGAACATCAACCATATAATCAATAGTTTCAATCTTGCCAGCGGTGTAGTGAGTTGGGTGGTTAACAGGATCATTCATCACCATCACCATCAACTGGTTGTACAGAGTTCCAAACGCCAGCTTCAACAAGCCACATTTGTTTGGGTGCCTTAATTTGTATCATGTCACAAAAGCTTTCGGCAATTGCTTGAACTTGATCTTCAAGGCTTTCATCTTCATTGACAACTAATGAATGCCTCAAAAATCCTGTACTGTAACAAGTTAAACGATCAGCAACTTCATTGCCTTCAAGGTGTTCAACGGTAATGCTTTGTTTCTTAGCCATGATATTTCCTTAATTGAATGCGGATTTCTTCGGGTATGTTTTAATGATTTCTTGCTCTGGCACTTCCCCAACGTAATTGCTAAACCTTTGCAATGCAAGATTGTCTTTTAAGAATGCTGTTCCTGTTCTTCCATGCCTGTTTTTCCTTACTATTAACTCAGTGATACCAGCGCGGGCGCTGTGTGGTTCATAGACTTCATCACGGTAAATAAATGTAACGCTGTCAGCATCTTGTTCAATGCTTCCACTGTCGCGCAGATCAGCTATAAATGGGCGCTTATCATCACGCCTTTCACAATCCCGGTTGAGCTGGCAAAGCAAAACAACAGGGCAATTGATGTCTTTGGCTAGGGCTTTCAATGCTGCTGTGATGTTGCCCATTTCTTCATTCTTAGATCTTGCGCTTCTATCTTTAATCAATCCTAGATAATCAATAACAACAAGATCAAGGCTTTGTTTTCTGTGGGCTGCCCTTACTTTTGATTTGATTTCATTTATTGATTGACCTGCTGTGTCATCAACCAAGATAGGGCTTGCCAATTTTTTGAGATTAGAACACATTGCGTTAAGCTTATCCAAATCTTCATCATTCAAGTTGCCGTTTCTAAGGTGGGTGTGATTGATGCCAGCTTTGATTGACGTATATCTGTCAAACACTTCGCTTTTTGTCATTTCCAAGCTCATGAATAAGCAGCGTGAACCTGCATGACTTGCCTTTATTGCTATATTTAAAGCCAATGCCGTCTTGCCCATTGCAGGGCGGGCAGCTATAACGATCAAGTTCCCCGGGTTCAACCCACCAAGCATATTGTCAAAGTCAGTGAAGCCTGTCTGAATCCCTTGAATGCCTTGGTTTTCTATTCTGTGAAGAATCTGATTCACTGAATCCTGTAGAAAGTCAGTCATGTTTTCAACAGACTTGGATGCGCCAACAGTGAACCCAGTGATGGCCCTTTCAGCCTGATCAGCGGCTTGTTCAATTGTCAGCTTTTCATTCAATGCTATCTCAACCAACTGATTCGATACTGTCAGCAATTGAGTTTTCTTATTCTCTCGCATCAAAGCTTTACAATAATCCTTGATTAGCCCAACGCTAAATTCAGACTCATACACATCACGCACATCAGCAAAGCTGGCCCTTGACCCTTGGCGAATCAATTCATCAACAATGGTTGCAATATCACAATGCCCACGGCGTTCAACAATGGCTTCGATTGCAACGTATATATCAGAATGAACCCTGTTGCTGAAGTCACTGGCAGTCACTCCAAAGCCTGACACAGTGTAAAAGTTCTGGGTTGCTGACTTTAAAACACAAAGATCAATAATCATATAAGGCATCCATTTCTTTATCACTTAAACCAAGGTCATCAGCCACATCAACAACGCAATCTTCACAAACGAAATCATGGGGCTTAATAGGGATTGCAACGATCCAATCACCATCTTTTATGTTGTTACACATATCACAAATATAAACAGCCATCAGAATTGACCCTCAGATAAATATACCTTGTCAACTGCATCAACTTCATTGCCTGTTCGTTCTTTGTGAACAGCCGCACCAATGCTGAGAATCTTGCGGGCTGCGGTTCTGCTGATTTCATAATAATCCATGAAGCCCTGAACTGTCATGAAGTTCTGTTGAGATTCAAGGTATAACCTCTCATATTGATCTTTGTGCTTTTCTTTGACTGCTGTGATTTTCTTTCTGTGCATTACTTAAACCTGTTCTGTCAATATTAGCCAAGCTATAGCGGCTGTTTGTGGAACTACCCCGTTTCCAAGCAATCGAAGTCTGTCAGCCCTGTTGGAATACCCATCAACTGTTCGACCCAATCGGGGTTTAGTTCTTGGACGCTCCCAACCATACTGCTGCTGTTCTGGTCTGGATGGGAATCCGGGTATAAGTTCTTCATTATGTTTGGCAAGCTGTCCGATGGGTTGCCCTTTTTCCTTTGTGCTTCTGCTCCCCGGGGACCTTT